ACAGGCATACGGCGACGCGACTTGGGCTGACATTCCCGGCCTGACTCGAACGATCCTCCACGACCGTACGACGCCTGATTCGACGTACCTGCGCTTCTTCTTCAACACTATTGCCGAGTCTTCTGACGGCTGGATGTCCAAGTCTGAATGGGACGCGTGCTTCAACGAGGGCGATCCCATCAAGCCCGGCGATCAGATAGCCATCGGCTTTGACGGCTCGATCCGCGGTGACGCGACGGGCCTTGTCGGGTGCCGGCTCAGGGACGGCAAGCTGTTCGTCCTCGGCCTGTGGGAGAACCCCAGGGACCCCAATCAACCTGACTGGGAAGTCGACGTTCTCTCTGTGGAGGCCGCGGTTAAGCGGGCCTTCGAGACTTACCGGGTTGAGTGGATGTACGCCGACCCGCCTTACTGGCAAGAGAACATCGGTCGTTGGGCTCTCGAATGGGGCGACGACTTCGTATTCGAGTTCTGGACCAACAAGCCGACGCGCATGGTTCAGGCAGTCGAGCGATTCCGGACCGCTGCGATGGTCCGTGACGTCCTGCACGACGGAAACGACGACCTTACCCGCCACGTGCTGAATGCCGTGGTTCGGGAAGTGCCTCAGGGCTTTCTCATTACCAAGGACTCTCCGAGGTCCAAAAAGAAGATCGACCTTGCTGTGTGTGCAGTTCTCGCATTCGAGGCGAGGGCTGACGCCATCGCGGATGGGCGGCTTAAACGACGTAGAGCTAGGGTGGTTGGATTTTGAGCGTTCTCAGCATCGACACTTCGCCAAATGAAGTGCCCGCGGGTCTGGCGCCGGCCACCCCGGAACAGTGGCTCGACTGGCTGTTCTCCAAGCTTGCTCGACGCAAGGCTAACTACCAGATCTACGGCCAGTACTACGACGGCTTCCACCAGCGGCTCATGTTTGCTCAGGTCCGCCACTTCGATCAGTTCCACTCCACGTTCGACTCGTGGAGAGACAACTTCTGCGGCCTGATCGTGGATTCTGTCAATGAGCGGTTGGCTGTCGACGGCTTCCGAATGACGGACGAGCCCGACGCGGATAAGGACGCTCGGGACATCTGGCAGCGGAATGCAATGGATTCCGAGTCCAACGCCGCGATGCTCGACGCGATGATTCAGGGTGTCTCGTACGCCGTTGTATGGGCGGATAAGCAGGGCAAGCCCACCATCACGATTGAGTCCGCTGAGAACTTCATCGTCCAGTACAAGCCTGGCAGCCGTCGAGAGATCGACGCAGCAGCCAAGTTCTACTACGACGATTGGGGCCGGCAGTGGGTAACGCTGTGGCTTCCCGACGCTGTCTATACGTTCGCCAAGGGCTCGTTTTCGTGGGAGAAGGGTGACGCTGCCCCGAACCCCCTGGGCGTCGTTCCGGTAGTGCCCATCAACAACAGGTCCCGTCTTCTGCGTGATCCGGTCTCCGACCTTCACACGGTCATCCCGATCCAGGACGCCATCAACAAGACGGTGGCTGACGCGCTGGTCGCATCCGAATATGCGGCCTGGCCTCAGCGGTACGTCACCGGCCTGGAAATCGTGGAGGACGACCACGGTAACCCCGTCGAGCCCTTCAAGGTCGCGGTGGACAAACTGTTGCAGGCGGAAGATCCGAACGCCAAGTTCGGCCAGTTCGAGGCCGCCAACCTGAGCAATTACGTGGTCTTGATCGAGATGCTTGTTCAGCACATGGCCAGCATTTCCCGTATCCCGTTCCACTACTTCATCAACGGCGGAGGCATGATCCCGTCCGGTGAGTCCATCACCGCAGCGGAGGCCGGTCTCATCGCCAAGACCAAGGAACGAATGCTCCACTTCGGTGAAGCATGGGAAGAGGTCATGAGGCTCTGCTTCGCGGTCATGGGCGATGCCCGCGCTGAAGCGTACTCCGCGGAAACCATTTGGAAGGACCCGGAGAACAGAACCGAGAGCCAACACATGGACGCGCTTCTGAAGCTTCAGATGATCGGCGTCCCGAGAGACCAACTCCTCTCCGATGCTGGCTACACGCCGCAGCAGATAACCCGCTTCGCAGACATGAGGGAAGCCGACGCCAAATCCGCAATGGAACTGGCGAAGAAGTACCCCATGCCTATGCAGCAGGACCCAGCGGGCGACAAGCCCGGCGATAAGCCTGCCGGACCTCCCGGCATGTCGCAGAAGGCCCAGCAGACGGCACAGAAGCCGCCGCAGGGCAACAGCGGCAATCAGGCCCGGAAACAGAACCCGGCCTAACCCCAACAACGCATTACGACGGCTGCCGAAATGGCGGCCTTTTTTCATGCCCGAAAACCGAAATGGATGGGTGGATCAATGAGCGACGACAACCAGAGCACTTCCACTGGCACCGAAGCGGGACAGTCGAACGACACGTCCCAGCAGCAGACTCCGACTCTCGACAGCCTTCAGGCCGAAGTCGACAAGTGGAAGTCCCTTTCCCGCACGAATGAGCAGCGGTGGAAGGACGCGTCTGCGGAGCGAGACACGTTCAAGCAGCAGACCATGACGGACACGGAAAAGGCGCTTGAGGCCGCAAGGGCTGAGGGCCGCAATTCCGCACTCTCCGAGGTTGGCACTCGACTTGCTGAGGCCGAGCTTCGCGCTCTGGCCGCGAATTCCGGCGTGGACCTTCCCCCGGCTGACTACCTCAACATGTCCCGGTTCGTCTCTGACGGACAGGTCAATGCCGACGCACTTTCTGAGTTCGTGTCGTCGCTTCCGAAGCGGGAATCCTCTCCCGCTTTTCGCCAGGACATCGGTCTTGGCCGCCAGGGATCTCCCGGCGCTAACCAGCTCACCCGAGCTGATCTCTCCAACATGAGCCCCGCGGAAATTAACAAGGCCCGCACGGACGGCCGCCTTGACGCGCTTCTCAGGGGTGAAATCTGACCTATCCAGTGAGGTAATGCATGGCTTTTAACACTCAGACCAAGACCGGTCTTCAGGCAGCTTCGGGTACCACTTTCATTCCCGAGATCTGGACCGCGGAACTCCTCCAGGACCTCGAAGAGGAGCTTGTTCTCGCCTCTGCCAAGTTCACGAACCGGCAGTATGAGGGTGAGTTCCGACGTGAGGGCGATGTCGTCCACATCCCGCACTTCGTGAATGACCAGGTTGCGGATAAGGGCCTGGTCTCGGCGTACGGCTCGATCGGCACTGCTGACCACGCGGCCCTTCAGTACATCGACATGCGTGTGGCCAAGGGTTCGTCCTTCCACATCGAGGTTGACGCGCTGCACCAGCTCCAGACCAAGAGTGGCATTGACCTGATGTCCAACCTGATTGCCCAGCGCGCCCGCGCCATGGCGGTCAAGCTGGACGAGGTTGTTGCTCAGACGCTTCTCGCCGCGATCAGCGGTAAGGACCTGAATGGCGCTGCTGACCCGGCCGCGACCCTGACCGGCCTGCCGGCGCTGCACGGCTCGATTGACGAGATTACGGACTCTCCGACCGGCGACAACACGACCCGTAAGGCTGCGAACCGCTACCTCAGCGTCTATGACTACGTGGTTGCGATGCTGGAGAACCTTGACATCAAGTCGGCTCCTGCGGACCGATTCCTGTTCGTCTCGCCTCGTATGCGGTCGCTCCTGCTCCAGGACCCCAAGTTCGTTGAAGCGCAGGTCTACGGCGGTTCTCCGGTTATCCCGAATGGCTTCTCCGCCATCGGCACCATTCTCGGTGTCCCGGTTACCGTCGCCAACGCGCTCGGTTCTCACACTCGCCCGAACAACCCTCTGATCAAGAAGGGTAACCAGAAGTTCGAGGCGGTTGACCTCTACATGGGTGCCGCTTCCGCGACTTCCGTGGTCATCCCGTTCGCTCAGATGGAGGCTTACAAGCCGCAGGCGACGTTCACCGACGCGATCAAGTCGCGAGTCATCTACGACGCCAAGGTCATTCGACCGGAACAGCTCGTTGTGGCCCGCGGTGTTGAGGCGGCTCTGACCGCTCACAACGCCACCGTGACGGTCACTGAGACCGAGATCGTCTGATCTGGATGGCCTTCGTAACCCAAAGCGATGTGGTCGCCCGTCTCGGGCGGCCCGTCGCAGACGACACGGAGGCCGCTCGGATCACCGCCTTCATAGACGACGCCACAGGGCTGGTCACTGACTACTGCCGGAACGACTTCCAGCAGCACAGTGCCGAGACGTTCGATCTGGTGGTTGAGGGGGGTCAGGCTCTACTGGCCCCCTCTCTGTCTCCCAACCTGGTCATCACGTCCCTCACCCTGCACGACGAGTACGAGGACAGAGACCTCACGACCGACGAATGGAAGGTCATGGGGTCCACCCTCTACCTGCGTGACGCTCCCGCGTACACCACGGTCACAGTCACAGCCTCTTGGGGCTGGGCGGCTGTGCCGGCCGCGGTGAGGGCGGCTGTCTGTTCTGAGGTGATCCGGTGGTTGTCCGTCAGCCCTGGCACGGTCATGGAGAAGACCGGAGACCTTGAGGTTCAGTACGCGGCCACCGCGTACAACTCGGGCCTCTCCGAGGCCGCCAAGTCGATGCTGAGCAAGTACCGCCAGCGCGTTGCGTCGATCTCCCTGCACCGATCCGAGGCCCACAGGCCAGACCGACCGGAGATCACATGGCGCTATTCAACGACCGTATAACCGTCTACCGCGCCCAGCTCGTCACCGACGACTACGGGAAGCACCGGGACTGGGGCAACCAGATCTCTGTGTGGTCCGGCATGGGTGCCGGCGTCCCCTACCGGCGTGCGTGGATGGCGGACGAGTCCTCCCGTGAGACCGCCCTCAACAGGGCGACGCTCTACCTCCCCGGCGATGTTGATGTCGATTCCGCTGACCGAATCCAGTTTCAGGGAAACACATGGCATCCCGAGGGGGAGGCGTGGAGGTGGAGGCTCGGTTCCCGCCAATACACGATGCTCGACGTGAGGATGGTGACTAAGTAATGCCGAAGCGCGGCAAGCAGTACACCAGATCCTCTAACGCTCGCTTCACGTTCGAGACCGACATGGGCTTTGAAACCAAGCTCATGCACTCCGGAGAAGTCAGGGCCCTGGTGGCTGCCAAGACTGGTGAGCTTGCCGGAAAGATGATCAAGGCCGCCCCTCGCGGCCCTCACGTGATGACTGACGAGTTCTCCATCAAGAAGAACATCACGCCCATGATCGAAGAGGTCGACGGTGAATGGGTCGGCTACGTCGTGGTTGAAGAGAACGAGCGGGCTCGACACGCGATGCTCCAGGAGCAGGGTTACCGCGACCCGGCAGGACACAGGCACGCGGGCCGGTTCTTCTTCAAGGAAGTTCTAGAGAAGGAGCGTGTTGATTGAGAGTTGATCCGCTCCCCCTCGTAATCGAGTTCCTGAGATCGTTCCCTGACATCCCTACAGACGCAGTGACAGGCACCCTCGTAGGCCGCAATGTCGGTGAGACCACCGTCTACGTCATCCAGGCCGGTGGAGCCCGCATGCAGCGGGACCGCATGGACCGTATGGACATCCTCTATGACGTGTACGGCCAGAGCGCGGCTGAGGCCGGCGCCCTCGCCTACACCGTGCGCGAGTACCTACTTGAGCAGCTTCCGAGCAAGGCCCTGAAGGGGGCCCTGGTGCTCGACGTGCACGAGATCTCAGCGCCGCATTGGCATCCCGACAAGGAATCCCTTGAGCCCGCGTACACGGGCGAAGTCTGCCTCTACCTCGTTGCTGACGACTAACGCCTGAACTCCTCAGCCTCACGGCCCCCTTTGGGGCCGTTTTTTGTTTCCCCCCAAAGGAGCCTCTATGTCTTCGAACGTCGACACCACCAAGATTCGGTTTGCGCCGAGCG